GATCGCGGGTCAGCGCGGGCGCGAAATTCAGGTAGGTAATGGGGAATAAGAAAACTCTAGAGCCCGCGGCGACGGGTCCGGCCAGCCTGTCGGCGTTCGCGCGCGCCGAGGGCTGGGCGCTGCCATCGGTGCGGCTGGCGATCCGCATGGGCCGCCTGACGTCGGCGTCGGTGCAACGGGATCTGCGCGGTCGCTGGATGATCCTCGACGCGGAGAAGGCGCGGGCGGAGTGGGCGGCGCACACGCGGCCGCGGGTGAAGGCGAACGGCGCTGCGACACCGGCGCCCTCCGACCTGGCCGCCGCGACGCTGCGGGAGCGGCTGGCCCGGGCGGAGGCCTTTGAGCTGCAGACGGCGCGGAAGAAGCGCGAGCTGGTGCCGGCGGCGGAGGTCGAGACGCGATGGGCGGGGATGGTGCTGCAGGCGCGGACGACACTGCTCGGCCTGCCGACGCGGGCCCGGCAGCGGCTGCCGCACCTGGGGGCGGCCGACCTGGTCGTGCTCGAGGGCTTGGTGCGTGAGGTACTCGAGGAGCTTGCGGCGGGGGCGCCGGCGTGAGCACCGTCTCGGTCCTCGAAGAGGTCCAGGCGCGCACGCGCGAGGCCTGGCGGCCGCCGCCGCGCCTGGCGCTGTCCGACTGGGCCGATGACAAGTACCGCCTCCCGGCCGGTGACGCGAACGCGGGACGGTGGCGGACGCTGCCGTATCAGCGCGGGATCCTCGACGCGATCTCCGACCCGTTGATCGAGCGCGTCACCTGGATGAAGAGCGCGCGCGTCGGGTATACCAAGTGCTTCTGCGCCGCGGTGGGCTACTTCATCGAGCACGATCCGTGCCCGATCCTCGTCGTGCAGCCCACGGTCGACGATGCGGAGAAGCACAGCAAGGAGGACTTGGCCCCGATGCTCGCGGAGGTGCCGGCGCTGCAGGGCCTGGTGGCGGAAGCGAAGACGCGGGACAGCGCGAACACGATTCTCTACAAGCAATTTCGCGGGGGCTCGCTGCTGCTGATCGGCGCGAACAGCCCGCGGGGCTTCCGGCGGACCTCGCGGCGGGTGGTGATCTTCGACGAGATCGACGGCTACCCGGCCAGCGCGGGGGCGGAAGGCGACCCGGTCGAGCTCGGCATCCGGCGCACAGAGTATTACTGGAACCGGAAGATCGTCTGCGGGTCGACCCCGCACGTGGCGGGCCGGAGCGCGATCGAGCGGCGCTTCCTCGAGGGCGACCAGCGGCGGTTCTACGTGCCCTGTCCCTCCTGCGGCGAGTTCCAAGTCCTGCGGTTTCCCAATCTCAAGTGGCCACGCGGGGCACCGGAGCGCGCGTACCTCGTGTGCGAAGCGAACGGCTGCGTGATCGAACATGCACAGAAGCGCGACATGCTCGAAGCGGGGGAGTGGCGGGCGGAGAAGCCCGAGCACTTCACCGAGTGGAACCGCCACGCGTCCTTCCACCTGTGGGCTGGCTACTCCTACAGCCCGAACGCGACCTGGGGGCAGCTCGCCGCGGAGTTCGTCAAGGCCGACGCCGGAGGGCCCGAGACGCTGAAAACCTTCGTCAACACCGCGCTCGGTGAAACCTGGCAGGACCGGGGCGAGGCGCCGGACTGGGAGCGGCTCATGCGACGACGCGAGCCCTACGCCATCGGGACGGTGCCGGCCGGCGCGCTCTTCCTGACGGCCGGCGTCGACGTGCAGAAGGACCGCGTCGTGTACGAGGTGGTCGGGTGGGGGCGCGGCCGCACCTCCTGGTCGATCGACTACGGGATCCTGCCGGGCGATACGGCCGACCTCGAGAAGGGCCCGTGGCCCCAGGTGAACGCCCTGCTCGCCCGCCGCTACCCGCACGAGGGTGGCGTCGAGCTGCCGGTGCGCATGCTGGCCGTGGACAGCGGCTATAACACGAGCCAGGTCTACGCCTGGGCGCGACAGCACCCCATGGCGCGCGTGGTCGCGGTCAAGGGCCAGGAGGTCGGCGGCGCCCTCATCGCCCCGCCGACGCCGGTCGACGTGACCGACCGCGGGCGGAAGCTGAAGCGCGGCTACAAGGTCTGGCCGGTCGTCGGCGCGATCGCGAAGAGCGAGCTGTACGGGGCGCTCCGCCTCGAGCTCCCCGTCGACGGGGGCCCGCCGCCGCCCGGCTTCTGCCACTTCCCCGAGTACGGGGAGGGCTACTTCCGCGAATTGACGGCGGAGCAGATTGTGCCGCGCAAGTCGGCGCGTGGCTTCGTGGTGCTGCGGTGGGAGCTGATCCCGGGGCGCGAGAACCACGCGCTGGACGCGCGCGTGTACGCGCGGGCGGCGGCGGCCGTGGTGGGCCTCGATCGCTTCCGCGACTCGGACTGGCAGGCACTGGAAACGGCGGTCGGGACCGAGGCCGCGCCGGCGCTGGCCGCGACACCGGCAGCGGCCCCCCAGGCGGCGCCGAGCCCGCCATCCCGGCCAGCGCCGCCGCCGCGCGCGCCCTGGCTGCAGCCGCGGCGGGGGTGGCTCCGGTGAGCGGCGTGCACTGCCTGACATGCCAATGCACGGTCGCGACCGCCTGGCAGCGCTACTCCGCGCGAAGCTACACCTACCAGCGCTGCGCATGCGGGGCGGAGACGGAGCGCCCGGGGCCCGAGGCGTGGTGGTGGCGGTTCAAGGCGACGGGGACCCGGCCGGGCCGGCCCGGCCGGGTGACGGAGGCGAAGTGCCGGGTCTGCGCCCGAGACGCTGGCCTGGCGGCAGTTTGTCATTGAAAAAACAGAATCGGTGATGCGCACGATACAGGCCAGCCATGCCGACCTGGACCCAGGCCGAGATCGACACGCTCAAGGCGGCGATCGCCTCCGGCGTGCAGACCGTGGCCTATGCCGACCGCACGGTGACCTACCAGAGCCTCGAGGAGATGCGCGCCCTGCTGGCCAGCATGGAGCAGATCGTCAGCGGCGCACAGACGACCCGGTATGCCGCGCACGACAAGGGGGTGTAGCCATGGCCGATGCACCGATGCCCGTCGCCGACGACGCCCGCCCCCGGATCCACGTCACCCCCGGGGCGGGGGAGTTCTCGCACCAGCCCGAGGGCGCGGATGATCCCTGCGTGACGCCGCGTGCTGCGGCGGTGTGCGCGTGCGGCGCCTACGACCTCGCCTGGGCGCCGTAGCGTGCACTGGGTCGATCGGCTGACGGAAGCGGTCGCGCCGCGGTGGACGCTCCGTCGGATGCGGGCGCGCGCCGCCGTCGAGCTCGTGGCGCGCCACTACGAGGCGGCTGCGGCGGGCCGGCGCACGCAGGGGTGGAACCGGAGCAGTGTCGATGCCAACGCGGCGAGCGCGCAGGGCCTGGCCAATCTGCGGAGCGTGGCCCGCGACTTGGTCCGGAACAATGCCTATGCGAAGCGGGCGCTGCGGACGATCGTCGAGCACACCGTCGGGTGGGGGATCGCCGCCATGCTGCCGCGGACGATCCCGAATCGTACGCGCGCGCTCGAGGCGTGGGCGGCCTGGGCCGGCACCCCGGCGTGTGACGCCGAGGGTCGCCAGGACTTCGCGGGCCTGCAGAAGCAGGTCATGCGCACCGTGGCCGAGTCGGGCGAGGCCCTAGTCCGCCGGCGGTGGCGCCGGCTCGAGGACGGACTGCCGATCCCAATGCAGCTGCAGATCCTCGAGCCCGACTACCTCGACACGACGCTTGACGGGGTTGGCCTGCCCGGAGGGGCCCGGATCATCCAGGGGGTCGAGTTCGACGCGATCGGGCGGCGCGTCGCCTATCGCCTCTTCCGCGAGCACCCGGGTGCACAGTTCACGAACGCGCGCGGTTACGGGGTGTCGGATCGCATCCCGGCTTCGGAGATCCTGCACGTGTACGAGCCAGGGCGCGCTGGGCAGGTGCGCGGCGTGCCGTGGTTCGCGGCGGTGACGCTGCGCATGAAGGACTTCGACGAGTACGAGGACGCGGCCCTCATGAAGCAGAAGATCGCCGCGTGCTTGGCGGTCATGACCACCGACATTGATGGGTCCGCGCCGGCGCTCGGCACCACCGCGAGCGAGCAGCCGGAGGTCGACACGCTCGGGCCCGGCATGATCCTGAACCTGCCACCGGGGCGCAGCGTGTCGGTCGTGGATCCGCCGACCGTGTCGGAGCACGCGCCCTATGCGCAGACGCAGCTCCGCGCGATCGCCTCCGGCATCGGCGTGACCTACGAGGACCTGACGGGCGACTACATGAACCTCCCCTTCTCCGCGGCGCGCATGTCGCGCATCCGGCACTGGGCCGACGTCGACGGGTGGCGGTGGGGGATGCTGATCCCGCAGTTCTGCGCGCCCGCCTGGGCCTGGGCGATGCAGGCGGCGGCGATTGTCGGCCAAGTCCAGGACGCGCCGGTAGCGCGCTGGACGCCGCCCCCCATGCCGATGATCGAGCCCGACAAGGAAGGCATCGCCTACCAGCGGCTGATTCGCATCGGTGGCATGACGTGGGCCGAGATGGTGCGCGAGCGCGGCTATGACCCCGATGAGGTTCTCGACGAGATCGAGGAATGGAACAAGAAGTTCGACGCCAAGGGCGTGATCCTCGACAGTGATCCTCGCCACATG